ATGGCGTCGATGACGTGGTTGAACCCGGTGACGATGGTGTTCACCGCGATATGGAAACCGGCGGTCAGCCAGTCCCAGAACTTTTCGCCGACCTTTGCCAGATCGCCGGGGATGCCCTTGACGAAGGTGACCACGTCGTTCCACTTGCCGACGATCCAGTCCTTCGCCTTCCCCAGGCCGCCGGTGATTTTCCCCCAGGCGGTGGTGAAGAAGTGCGGCAGCGAATTGGAGAACCAGTGCCCGATGCCCTTGACGAAGCCCCAGATGCCGTTCCAGATGTCGATGAAGAAGTGCGCGAACGGGCCGGCGAACCAGTCGCCGACCGCCTTCGCCGCCATCTTGATCCAGTTCCAGAGGGCGATCCAGAAGTCGCGGAAGGCCTTGCTATGCGTCCACAGGTAGGCGAACGCCGACACCAGGCCCGCGATAGCCAGGATCACCAGCCCGATCGGGTTGGCGGACATGACCAGGTTGAAGGCCGCCTGCACGGCGGTGGCGACCTTCGTCACCGCCGACCAGGCGCCGGTGACGACCCGCCACGCGGTCATCGCACCGACGATCGCCAGGATCCCCACCGCAACCGCGCGGAACAGGGTCTTGTGGTCGGCGATCCAACCGAACACGCCCTTGACCAGCGACCCCATGGGTCGCAGCACGTCTCCGAGATGCCCGACGGCGGCGAACAGATCCTTGCCGACTGTGACGACCAGCGGCCCGAACGTCTTGACGATGTTGCGGACCGCGGGGAACAGGTCCTTGGTGATGACCGTCCACACGGTGGAGATGGCCTTGCGGATCGGTGTCCAGTCGAACGACTTGACGAACCTGCGCACCGCCGCAATGCCCGCGGTCATCCCCGAGGAGATTTTGGCGCCGAACGAGGCGAACGCCGGCGAGGAGAAGAAGTTTCCCAGTGCCTGCGCGCCGGTGGTGGCGATGCCGAAGAAGGGTTTGAACACCCCGGCGATGGCCTGGGTGAGCCCGTCGGAGATGTTGGACAGGGCACCGGTGAAGGTCTGGCTCTGCTTGTCCATCATGCCGCCGAGCGCCGCTGTGGCGCTGGTGCCCTTCTCCAACCCGGAGATCAGCAGCGGCAGCGCCACCGACGACTGCACCTTGCCCGTCGAGATCATTTTGATCATCTGGCCGGTGGTGACCTTGTACTGCGCGGCGAGGATCTTCAGCGCCGACGGGACACCGTTCTGCATGAGCTGGTTCATGTTGCCCATGTCCAGCGTGCCCTTGGCCGTCATCTGGTCGAACGCCAGCGTCACCGAGTTCACCTGCTGCGCGCTGCCGCCGATCGAGGCGACCGAGTCACCGAGCGCCCGCAGGTCGGGGATGACGTCCTTGGCCGCGATGCCCATGCCCATCATGTTCTGGGCGTTGGACACCAGGTCGCCGAACTCGAACGGCGTCGTCTTGGCGAACTGCTGCAACTGGTCGAGGAACGCCTTCGACTTCTGCGCCGACCCCAGCATGGTGGTGAACGCGATGCTGCTGTTCTGCAGCTGCGCGTTGAACCCGATGGTCGCGTTCTTGGCGAACTGGAACGCCTTCGACAGCCCCGACATCACCAGGTTGCCGGTGACGAACCCGGCCGCCATCGACGCGAAACTGTGCCCGACGTGGTTGATCGTCTTGCTGGTGTTGTCCTTGGCGAGCAGGTTGAAGATCACGGACGTGTCGGCCACGCCGTCACCCCGCCCTCTTGTCCTGTTCGGCGATCAGCCGGTCGAAGTGGCGGATCGCGTCGAAGAACCGCCCCACCGGCAGGTCGCCGATGCGGTCGTACGGCAGGTGCGCCTCGGACGCGAACATCAGCCAGTACTGGTCGGTGAGTTCCTCGATGGTCGGTGCGCTTTTCCCGCCACCACGACCTCGCCGTCGATCACGTCCGGTTCGGCCGGCAGGCCCTCACGCACACGCGCCGCAACCAGCTCGGCGTCCAGCGCCGCGAGCATCAGTTCCTTGCGCTCCTCGTCGCCGCGCACACTCTCGACCCGCTCACGCAGCACCACCAGTTCGGCGACGGTGTACTGCACCACCAGTTCGCCGGTGTAGAAGTCGGGGACGTCGCGCAGTTGCATCAGCGGATGCTGCTGGCGCAGCAGATGCCACAGCATCGCCCGCCGGGCCTTGACGTTGCCGACCTGCAACGCGCCCTCGAACTCGTCCCACGAGCCGCCGAACGCCTTCTCGATCTGCTCGGCGTCACGGGAACGAATCCGCTTGAGATCGAAATCCCACTCCTGTGGGTCGCCTTCGGTGGGGTCTTCCGGTGCGTAGGTAACGTGCATGACTCTCCTCGCCAGGGGATCCAGGGATTCCAGGGATGGCACAGATAGAGCCGCCGGCACGCTCCCTGGCCGATGTGCCGGCGGCGTCTAGTGGCGTCGCGCGATGCGCTGCGCCAGCTTCGTCAGAACCTCAAGCACCGCGGCCCGGTACTTCTCGCGGTCGGCCGACAGCGTGTCGTCGAAGTAGCCGCGGATCGGCGAATCCTGGTCGACCCACCGGTCGGAGCCGAACACCGGATGCCGCCACGAGTCGCGGTTGAGGCGCTTAGCGGCGAAGGTGAACCCGCGCAGGTTCGGCGTCCGCTGGATGCGCACCGCAACCCCAGTCGCGCGGCCACCTGTGCGGACCTGCACCTTCGTGCGGGCCGCAAGGTAGGACCCGAGCGGCGGCTTCGCGGTAGACGCCGACGCGTGCGGTATCGCGCGCAACTTGTCCGCCACCGCCGCGGCACCCGGCGCCACCGCCGCCTTCAGGTCGGCGACCAGTTCCTTACGCAACTGCTTGCCGTCGGCCTCGCCGCGCAGAACCTTCGCCACCCGGGCAAGGTCGGAGGCGTCGACCTTGACCTCCATCTAGGCGGTCTGCCGCGACACCGTGCCCGACGTCGGCCAGGACACGTCCACCGTGGCGAGCTTGCCCACATCGCCCGCGACCGGCTTCCACGAGTTGATCAGCACGCTGCCGGTGTAGGCGGGATTCGACGTCGACCGGGCGCCCGACGTGGGCCTGATCTCGAACGTCACCACCGTGCCGAGCAGCGCGAACGTGGTCGCGTCGAGGTTGGCCGCAACGTAGTCGTTGAGGAAGGTGATGTTCAGCGCCGCGTCCTTGAGGCCACCGACCCGGTTGTGCCAGGTCTGGCCGAACGCGGTGGTGTCCTCGTCCTCGACGCTGAACGGGATCTCGACCTTGTTGCCGTGGTCGGAGATCGTCACCGCGTTAAGAATGATCATCGCATCGAACAACACGGTCGGCGTGAGTGCCATTGCAGGCTCCTAGGGCATGACTCGAAGCCCGCTCACCGACCGGTGACGGGCAGACTTTGGTGCGGGGCTACTTCGCTGCGACGCCCGCAGAGACCGCGAACAGGAACGACGGGGTCGAACCGCTGATGGTCCAGACTGCGCGCCACCAGGTATCGGTCACCGAACCGAGTACCGATAGCGCCTGACCGCCGAGTGCCGTGGCGGCCGTGAAACTGATGCGGGTGGTGGGTGCGGCGAATGTGTTGTCGACCGACGACTGCACGGTGACCGTCAACGTTGGCGAACCAGTGCCGGCGATGGACAGGACGTGCAGGTTCGCGTACATCCGTTGCGCTGCGGTCGGCCCGGCGGTGAACTGCACGCCCGTGCCGTTGCCGCTCGAGGTGCGGGCGGTGCCCTGCGGGTGCAGGATCTGCCCCCGGGCGAGTGCCTGGTTTCCGGCCCACGTGGCGTTCGCCATCAGCAGTTTGCCGACGTCGGCACCGGCGGTGTACTGGGTTTCCATCACCTTCGTCAGATAGGCGAGGGTGCCCACCGCACCGGACGTCGGCGCCACCGTCAACGGCTGCGTGTTGACGCCCAGTTGCGCCCACGCCACGTCGTCCGGGTAGGTAAGGTCGGTAGCCTGCCAGAACATCTGCGCCGACGCCTGCGTGTCGGCGAGGCCGCCGGTGCGCTGCTTCCAGCCACCGGAGGCGAAGTTGGTGTAGTCCTCGTCCGCCACGTTGGCGGCGAGTTCGACCTTGTTGGAGAACCCGGTCGCGTCGAGGCTGGCGAAATAGATGCGGGCGTCGAACAGCACCTGCGGATTCAGCGCCATCGCTCAGCTCCAAACGCGCACGTCGAAGGTGGCACCGAGGTAATCGATGCCGCCGATGGTGTAGAGCCGGTACGCGCCGCGGACCCGCTCGACGATCAGGTTCTTGCACGCCCCGCCGAGGGTCCGGTCCGCCTCGATGGCGAACTTCACCGACGACGACCCGTCCACGGCGAGATAGCCGTTGAGCAGCCGCCGGCCGGCGTCGCTGTCACCGCGGGAGGTGAACAGGCCGCAGGAGAACAGCGGCATCGACAGCGCCCCGGCGCCGACGCCGAAGGTCTGGTTGTAGTCGACCTCGACCTCGGTGCAGGCGAACGTCGGCGGGTCGATCGCGTCCGGCAGCGACG